GGCCTGAATGAGAGTCAGAAAAAGTCTGTTATCAAGGCTTTGGATGAAGCACAATCATTGACTGAAGCAAAATCTTTGTACAAGTCATTAACTGAAACGTTTAGTCGTGGTGAAAGAAAAACAATCTCAGAATCTCGTGTTCTTGGAAGTTCTTCTCGTCCAACCACTTCTTCACAGTCAAACGCAACATCGACTAACAATGAGTTAGGCAGATGGCAACGTTTGGCCGGTTTATAAGATAAATAAGAACTCAAACTATTCATTAAAGGAGAAATAACATGAGTAAGTCATTTACATTAAATCAGTTGACCGAAGGAATTCGTGATCGTCACGTCGGAAAAGAGTCAACTAGAATTCAAGAAAAATGGACCAGAACAGGTCTTTTACGTGGACTTCAAAGCCACAACCGCGAAATTATGTCACGTTTGCTTGAAAACCAAGCAGCACAAGTACTTCGCGAAGCTAATACAATGGGTACTGGAGCCATCGGCGGTTCTGGAAACATCGATGGTTTTTCTAACATCGCATTCCCAATTGTTCGTCGTGTATTCGGTGGATTAGTTGCTAACGAATTAGTATCTATTCAGCCTATGTCTTTACCGTCAGGTCTTTTGTTCTACTTAGATTATACATACGGTTCTGACGTTGGTCATGCACAAGCTGGTGCTGCAGATACTGCAGGTAACTTGGCTGCGCCAACAAATACTACAGACTCATCAGTTTATAATGCCGGTGATTCTTTATACGGCAATCCAGGCGGTGCAGGTATCAGATCAGGTGCAACTGCAACCGGTGGTATGTACGACTTGGCAGGTTCTAGTTTTTCTAAAGTATACCAATCTGTCGTAGGTGTTGATGACACGTTTAAAGTTGAAACCGTCGTCGTAGATAACGTTGGTGCTTTTGCTGCTGGAACTGCAAATACATGGACTTCGTTTGCAAACATTGAAATAACAAACCCTAGAAATCTGCAATACATGCAATATGATCCCCAGATCTTAAGAGAAATCAACGAGTATAGCTCAACATTCTCTTTCTTACTTGTAAGATTAGATTCAGCTTTGTCAAAAGGCGACAAGACTTTGGCAAAAGGTTTTGGTTTGATCGATAAAGACGGTACTGCAGCAGCCATTTCCGGCTTATCAGTTTATGCAAATGATTCGGACAATAATGCCTATCAAAGTGGTACTAGATTATTTAATCTTAAGCGTTTAAATAGAGTTGGTACTTGGGATGTAGATGCACATACTTTCACGGCAGATGTTACAGGCAATCACATGCTGATGGTCGTAAAAGGAACAGCCAATGCATTGGATTATGCTCAGTTTCATGTAACTTATCCTGTCTCTGATACAAACGTTGTCGCAGGTGCTGAGGGTAACGGAGCAGTTCTTACTATTCCTTCTTTCGAATCTGATTTCACAGCAGGCGATTCTAACCCAATTATCCCAGAGATCGACATCAAGATCGAAAGTATTGCGGTGACAGCTCAAACACGTAAGTTAAGAGCTCGTTGGTCCCCAGAACTCGCTCAAGATCTTAATGCTTATCACTCAATGGATGCTGAAGTTGAATTGACTCAGATTCTTTCTGAGCAGATTGCATTAGAAATCGATCGTGAAATCTTGAATGACCTCTTGGTTGAAGCTGCTGGTGCAAACTTCTTCTGGTCACGTTCACCTGGTACGTTCGTTAATAAGCGTTCTGGTACACGACAAGCATTGGCTTCTACTCTTCAAATTGGACCTGCCTTTACTGGTACAGTTCGTGAATGGTACGAGACGTTGGTTGAAACTATTATCGACGTTGCTAACGAAATCCACAGAAAGACTCTTCGCGGAAGTGCAAACTTCATCGTAGTTTCTCCTGAGGTTGCTACAATCTTCGAATCTTCTATCTTGTACAAGCCTAACTTGAAGATTGATGGTCAAGGTCAAGTTACTATGTCAGGAATCGGTGCTGAGCAGATTGGTTCTCTTTCTAACAGATTTACTGTTTACAAAGATCCTTACTTCCCACGCAACAAGATTCTTGTTGGATACAAAGGTGGTTCTTACTTAGAGTCTGGATACGTCTATGCTCCGTACGTACCATTAATTGTTACTCCAACAATCTTCGCACCAGAAGACTTTACACCAAGAAAAGGTGTAATGACTCGTTACGGAAAGAAAATGGTTCGCGCCGACTTCTACGGAACAGTTACTTGTTTGGATATGGATATTATCTAATCTAAACACCTTTTGGTGATTTGATGAGAGACGTCTTCTTCGGGAGGCGTCTTTTTTTTTGATTAATAATTGTTAAAATAGCGTATAGTTACTAATAGGAGGTAATTATGCTTTTTTTATATTTTATGTTAACATTCTTTGCACTGGGACAAGAACCAGAAGTGGTTGCAGATGAAACAATTGTTGTTGAGGCCCACAAAGATTTAGAATTATATGTTGCACCTGTTATAATGGATATACAATCCACTGCGGTTGAAGCAGTAATTGCAAAGAAAACAGTTTTTAGCTATGCATCAAGATATTGGCGGTTAGCTAAATATAAAAATAAAAGAGGAATCTACGAACCGGTAACAATGCACACAGATATCAAAGTATATGATGAAGATACGATTGAGTATGTGTGGGAGGATTGCAATTATAAACGAGATCCTAAAAAGTGTTCGTATAAGAACAATCATATGCTACTTGAGACAATCATAACAGTAGATGACCACCAGATTGTTGTGAATATGATACTATACAGCCCAGACTTAACTGTATTGAGTACATCAGTATATACAAGTGAGTCACGTGTTTATTGGATCAAACAGCAAGCAATAACAGTTCAGCAGCAGCAAGGTATGATGGGTAGTTCAACAACAGTTCATAAACCAAAAGAAGAATTACCTCTTAAATGGTTAGTACCAACAAACGCACTTGATAAACATATATGGCAGGCTAGCGCACTTTTGTGGACTGGCGTACGACTTAATTAATGTATTTTTGCCAGGCATGCTTTTCACGATTATTTAAATAGTTTTCATCATACATTTTTTCATAGGCTTCACGCTCAAATGGAATATTCATATAAGCTTCGTCGTTGTTCATCCTTTTAACTTTGCCCACTAGCCAATACCATATATAGAGTACGTAGAAGAAGACAACCAGCAGTTCTCTCTGTTGTTCTATATGTATCTTTTCATGATTGATCGTAACATCAGACATTTCATCCCGTGATATAATAAACGGGAAAAGCGTTATTGCACTAATGTTGATGAATATCGAGAGATAAACAGGTATCTTGCTGTTTTGGATTATAATCGGTTTCATTTTATTCGCTCCTTTAAACTTTGTGTTAGTATTGTATAATTATAACGAATCATACTAATATATGGAGGAAATGATGTCAAATAGAAAAAACGCAAGCTCAGCGAAGTCTGTAGCAAAACCAGTAGCAAAACCAGTAGCAAAACCAGTAGCAAAACCAGTAGCAGCTAGCACTGTTCATAGTCACAGTGATTTAGAATTAAGTATGACAGCACTTAAGGCACAATGTAGTAACTGTTGCAAAGAATTGGCAGAGCTCAAGATGGAGCTTAACGATTTAAAAAATAAATTAGCTAAATTAGACAAGCCACACGACGATAAAATCGATTTACTGTTATCTTGTTTAAAAGGTAATGCGTCGTTAAGCATACGAAAAGCAATGCGTGCAGCAGGTATTTAATTTTTAAATTATTTGTATATATTTGTGTTAACTAAGTAATATATACTATTAGGCCCGGCACAATAGCATAAAGGCGACCCTACCGTCGTGTCGGAATCTTGTAGACAAAAAACTTCAAAGGAGTTAATTATGCCAAAAGTAAATTATACATCAGCGAAAGGTCTTTTTCAAGACACTGGTGCAGGAATCAGATTATTGCAAGAAGCGTCAAGCACTAACGTTTTTTCAACGACAGGCCTTTTAATAGGTCGCGACGCGAGTAACGTCGACCCTTTCGCTGTAGGAACAACGACAGCACTATTTCCTGTAGGAACTAGACTAATGTACGGTGATAGAGAATATCGTTATGCTAAAGCAGGCGGAACACTTGTGGCAGGAACATTGTGCCAGTCTGCAGCAACTGTTGCTGCGCATTCAGACAAAAAAATTGCAAATCTTGATGCTGGAACATTAGCAGCTGTTACTTTCACTGACACTAGATCAGCAATTGCTGTGGCTCATAATCCTGCTGCTGGTTCTCGTGCAGTTTGCGCTGGTAATATGGGCTCTGACTTAGCTTTAAACCAATATGCAGAAGGTTACATGGTAATTCGCGATGCGCAAGGTGAAGGCTATGCTCTAAAGATTAGAACGCATGAAGCATTAGACACAGCTGATAGAGCTAATTGTGTAATTGAAACATATGACCCGGTTCAAGTTACACTAGTAAAAAATGCTTCTGAAATTACTTTAGTACATAACCCTTACACCGGTGTGATTATAGCACCCGGTACTGAGACAGCTGCTATAGCAGGTGTTGCTGTAAAGCCATTGACAAATGGACAATTTGGTTGGTTGCAAGTAAGAGGACCAGCTGCTGTAAGAGGTGGAGGCGCAGTCGAAGTAGGATACAAGGTAATAAGAGACGAATCCGATGGCAACGGTGGTGTTGTACAAGCCACTAATGCCGACGCAGGTGCTGAAGGCCAAGTAATTGGTGCAGCGATGGATTCTATGGTCGACGGAGAATTTAGTATGGTCATGTTAAATATCGTGTAATTAATTTTACTAGTAATGACAATTATAAAGGCACTCTTAATGGGTGTCTTTTTTATTTTGTAACAAAGTATATCTTAAAATTAATTTAAACACAAAAAGCCTAATTATAAACAGTTCCCGGAGATCAACTATGAAGTTAGTTTTTGCGCTTTTTTGTTTAGTTACCGGTCATCTTTTGGCTTGGTTGCAACTTAATGGCCCTATCTTTAACGACTGGTGGAAAGATAATATGTGGCTTAGCGCTTTATGTGTCTCACCAGTTATTTTCTTTTTTAGCATGACATACTGGAGTATCACATATGAATGGCTACAGGCTGTCTGGTCTGTGAAGTTTATAGCATACGGCGTTAATATTGTTGTTTTTTCTATTTGTTCCTATCATTTCCTTGGTGAGTCGTTATTTACTATTAGAAACGTTGTTAGTATTGTGTTTGCAACGTTAATGATCTTATCCCAAGCATACCTTCCTAAAACGAGCATATTTGATGCAAAAAAAGAAACAAAAGACAACTTCGCTATTAGTAGTGATAGCAGTGACAATCATTAGTGTTTGGTTAGCTTACGAATTTTTAAGATATGATATAGAATATTACACAAGAAAATACAAGTTAGACAAGATATTTAATAATACTTACAGTAAAGGAGTTAAGTTATGTCGTCGGTTAATAGAAACAAAATCAGAAAATTAATTCTTAAAGAATTTAAAATGTTAGGAATGCAGCCTATGCACAGTATGGGCAAAATAGGTGCATTTTCTCAAAACTCACATGGTTGTGATGCATGTGGTATGTCACCTTGCGGTTGTGATGAGTATAATGAGATGGGTGAAGACGCATTAATGCCGACACAGACAATGGACAGTACTATGGGTCACACTCATAAAGGTAACGTTTCTCGAGAAGACTGCTGTGCTGCTGTTATGTGTCTTATTGAATGTTGTGAATGTCCTATTACCAAACAAGCACTTATGGCATGCTGTGAAGATATCATGTCCGGCCAACACGATCATTAATGAAGGTTACACTTCAACAGCTTCAAATACTAATTCAAGAAGAAATACGTAAGGTGAAACCGGGTTGCTATAAAGTATATCCGAAAAAACCTAAGCGTGGTAAAAAGCACAGGAAAGCTTTGTCTAAGAAATGCAAGACTAAATCTGCAGCAAAAAAACACTTAGCAGCGATTGAAATTAGTAAGTCAATGAATGAAAAAGACAATCCTTGCTGGGATGGTTATCGACCGGGTGCTAAATCTGGCAAAAAAACAAAAACTGGAAAGTCCGGAAAGACAGTTGCCAATTGTGAAAAGATAAACGAACGCAAGGAGCCGAGAAAAGGCACAGGTAAAAAGCCAAAAGGTAGTAGTAGACGTTTATATACCGATGAGAATCCCAAGGATACTGTCTCTGTTAAGTTTAGAACAAAGTCTGATATACAGGACACCTTGTCAAAAAAGAGCTTTAAAAGTAAAAGCCACCAGCGCCAATCACAGATAATCAATCTTATACATCAACGCGTACGTGCTGCGTATAAAAATGCAAAAGATCCTGCAACAAAAAAACGTTTAAAACGTGCATATGATTATGCTGAAGATCGTAAGGAATCTAGTAAGCGTAAAACACAGAGAATTAGGAAGAAAAAATGAGAATCAGTAGACAAAATTTAAAAAGAATAATTGAGTCATTTTTGGTGGAAGATAACAAAAAAATGTGGGTATGTCCTAAATGTGGTCATAAACATGAGAAAAAACCTTCAAAAAAATGTTCCAATTGCGGCCACCCGTATGACGATAAATTTCAAAATAAAAGCTGGTTAAAGCCAAAAGATGTTAAAAGCGAGAGTGCTTTTGGAAAATTATATGAACAAGCTAAAAACTTTGTTTGCCCAACAGCAACACAAGACTTAAGTGTGAATACAGCTAATAGAGATAGAGCTATTAAATTAGACTGGATCATATATGGCCCATTAAATGTTGAATTGCCTGGTAAATATTGGGAAAAAATAGCAAAAAAGTGGAAAACAAGCCCTGAAGCTGCAAAAGAATCAAATTGTGGTAACTGTGTTGCATTTGATCGATCGCCTAAGATGGTTGACGAATGTATACCTGCAATTACAACTGAACCTGTTGCAGATGAGTTTGGTGTTTTAGGTTATTGTTGGATGCACCATTTTAAATGTCACAGTGCTAGAACTTGTAATACATGGGCTGCAGGTGGACC